CGCAGTTCGAAACAGAAGTTCATTTAGCTTATCAGAGAATGGGCAGTAAACTTAGAAATACTGTTCGTACAGTAAGTAATGTGAATGGAAACACAGTACGATTTCAAAAGATTGGTACTGGAACTGCAAGTACAAAGTCTAGAAATGGACAAGTAACACCAATGGAATTGGCTCACACTAATGTCAATGTTACTATGCAAGACTTTTTTGCAGCAGAATTTATTGATAAATTAGATGAGTTAAAAACTAACATTGATGAAAGACAAGCAATAGCAACAAGTGCTGCTGCTGCTCTAGGTCGTAAGACTGATGAGTTGCTGTATACAGCTATGGACGCAGGTGCTAACTCAACTCAAATCCATGATACTGGTGGTGCAGTTGAGAAAGCTGACTTGTTAACATTGTTTGAAACTTTTGGTACTGCAAATATTCCTGAAGATGGACAGAGATATTTAGCAATGCACCCAAAAGGATATGCTGACTTATTTTTAATTAATGAGTTTGCATCATCAGACTTTGTTGGTGAGCAGAATCTACCTTTTGCAGGTGGTATGACAATGAAAGAATTCTTAGGATTCAAGATATTCTCAACTGCTGCAATTACAGCAGGTAAGAATATGGCATATCATATGACTGCTGTTGGTTTAGGTATTGGTGCAGATGTAACAACTGAACTTAATTATGTCGCTGAAAAAGTATCACACTTGGCAACTTCAATGATGTCAATGGGTGCTACTGTTATTGATGACAATGGCGTATATGAAGTTCTAGATAATAATACTTAAGGAGTAGATTATGGCTTTAGATATGAGTAACTTGACACGACTAGCAGGTGGTAGTGGTGTTAATCTATGGTACTACACCTCAAATGATGCTTTGTCTGTAGTAAGAGCAGCAAACTATTTTTCTACAGCAGACGCAACTGGTGGTGAAATGAATGGTCAATCAGCATTAGGAATGATGAAAGAAGGTGATGTCGTTCTAATATGTGATGCTAATTCAACCCATAAAACTTTATCAGCTACAGTAGTTAAATCTGTATCAGCCACAGCAATAGACTGTGGTGATGGTTCAGACTTAAGTACAGCCGATAGCGATTAAAAGGGAGGGGGAGTAATCCCCCTCATCTTATATGACAAGTACAGCAGCAAATTCAGCAATCGACATAGCGTCAAGAGCATTAATATTAATAGGTGCAGAACCTATAACAAGTTTTGGAGATCAAAGTAATGAAGCTGTTGTAGCCACAAATATGTATGAAGATGTTGTAAGAGCAACATTATCTAGTGCAAGATGGAGGTTTGCTACAGAACAAGCTGAGTTGGCACAACTATCAGATGCACCAACTGGCAGATTCTCTATTGCACATCAACTACCTACAACAACATTAGTAGTTCACACTATAACAGTTAATGATTCTTTAATAGATTTTACTGTATATGGAGATAAAGTATTTTCTAATCAAAGCACACAAGATACTTTGATTGCAGACTTTACATTTAGAGCAACCGAAGATACATTTCCAAGTTATTTTTCATTAGCAGTAGAGTATGCGTTGGCTTCTATTTTTGCTACATCTATAGCAAGAGATGATGGACTAATGGTAAGAATAGAACAAAAAGCACAACAATTATTAGCAAAAGCTAGAAACTTAGATTCACAGCAACAAACTTCAAGAAGACTATCAACAAGAAGATTTATAAACGATAGGAGAAGTTAAATGGCAAGAATAAGAGTGCCATTGAATAACTTTCAATTTGGTGAAGTTAGTCCTGCTTTAACATCAAGAACTGATACAAGAGTTTATACAAATGCAGCAGAAGAGGTTAGAAACTTTTTTATTAGATCAGAAGGTGGTTTAAAAAAAAGAACTGGGACAAAAAGATTACATAATTTTGGAAGCAATCCTTCTTTTACAGCACTTGCTACGCTTAGACAGAGTGTAAGAATAGAACCTTTTATATTCTCAGATGATGAAAAATATATAATAGCTTTTAGCAATACACGAATTGAGATATTTCAAATACACCCTACTACTGGTGCAGTAGCTTCTATACAATCATTAACTAGTCAATCATGGCTAGTTAATACAAATTCAGACCCTTATCTAGAAGAGATCACTTTTGCACAGCAAGGTGATCTAATGTTTATATGTCATAATACTTTTCAAACTAGAATATTGGAGAGAACTGGATTAACAACATTTACTATATCAACTTTTAATTTTGATACATCAAGAGATGGTAATGACATATTTCAGCCATATTTTAGTTTTCAACCATTAGGCATGACTATAACTGCTAGTGGTACAACTGGTAGTGTTACTCTTACTACATCAGCAGATTACTTTGTATCAGGTCATGTTGGTGTTGATTTATTAATAGGTGAAACTAGAGTTAGAATTACAAACTTTACAAGTGCTACTCAAGTTACTGGCACAATACAAGGTACGCTAATTCAACAATTGGAGGTAGATAGTCTTGAGGTATTTGAAGGTAGTGGAACAGTTAGAGTAACAAAAGCATTACATGGTTTAGCTACTGGTGCTTCTGTAACTTTTCAAAGATCAGGTGCTGTAGGTGGAATAGCCAATAGTAATATAAATGGTGCAAGAACTATAACTGCTGTTCCAGATGAAAATACATTTGAGTTTACAGCAGGTGGTAGTGCAACTGCAACATCTAGTGCTATAGGAGGTGGTAGTCCTCGTATTGTTACTGGTGCAGCAACTACAGAATTTAGTGAGCAAAGTTATTCTGCTCTTCGAGGATATCCTGCTGCTGTTACATTTCATCAAAATAGATTATGGTTTGGTGGTACTTTAGCTCAACCTGATGGTATATGGGGTAGTAAGTCAGGGCAGTTTTTTAATTTTGATATAGGTGAAGCAGAAGATAATGATGCTTTAGATTTAACTGCTAATGTTGGTGAAATATTTTCTATTAGACATTTAGTCTCTAATAGAGATTTACAAATATTTACTAGTGGTGCTGAATTATTTATTCCTACAGTACAAGGTAAACCAGTTACACCTGCTAATGCACAGATAAGAAGACAAACACCTTTTGGTAGTAGCTTTGTAAAACCAACAGTATTTGATGGTGCTACTTTATTTATACAGAAAACTGGAAGTGCATTAAGAGAGTTTTTATTTACAGATGCAGAAAGTGCGTATACTTCTGTAGCTGTTTCAGGTCTTGCACCACATCTTATACTTGATCCAGTACAACAAACATCTATCAAAGGTGCATTAAATAGAAGTGAGTCTTATGCTTTTTTAATTAATAATGATGGTACTATAGCTGTATTCTATTCTGTCCGTGGAGATCAAAAAGCAGGTTGGAGTTTATGGAATACTCAAGGATTATGGCATAGTATATGTTCAGTACATGAAAGATTATTTGTAGTATGTGCTAGAGATGATGGCTCAGGCACTACAAAGTTATTTTTAGAAGAGTTTCAAGATGATATGCCAATGGATTTCTGTGATAGCTTTAGTGGTAGTGCTAGTGTTTTCAGTAGTTTAACATCACATTTTAGTAATAATGCTGTTGTAAAAGCTACGAATGGTAATGATTTTCTTGGGCAGTTTACAGTATCAGGTGGACAAATAGATGTGAGTAGTGTTAAAACTGGTATATCACAAGCATTTATTGGTTATGCTTTTACACCTACACTTAAAACATTACCTATAGATGCACAGATTACTGGAGGACCTTTGACTGGAGAGCCAAGACAAATACCTAAAGTTACATTAGATTTATTTGAAACACTTGCTGTAAGTGTTACTGGACCAAATACAACATCAACAACAAGAGATTTAGTTATAAGAAATGTAACAGATGACATGTCAGCAGATAGACCTCCAGTAACTGGTAAAGAAGAATTTAGATTATTAGGGTATAGTCGTGATCCAAGAGTAACAGTATCACAGTCTTTTCCTTTAGATTTACAAATAAATGGAATGATAGTAGAGGTAGCATTTTGATACAATTAGCATTAGCATTAGGTTCGGCATTAGTAACAGCACAATCTTATAATCAAGCAGCAAAAGCAGCACAACAAGAAGGTGCTTTAGCAGAAAGAAGAATAGGAGAACAAGCTAAGTTTGAACAATTAAGAGCATTACAAGATCATAATGCAATCATGGCAGATTTTAAATCTTATGAAGCAACTAATATTGCATTAGCAGGTGTTAGTGGCAGAGATGAAGGTAGTGATAGATCATTTAAAAAACTGCAAGAAAAAGCAGAAAAAAATACTAGAATTGCTGCTAATAGATCAAGATTACAAAGCAAAGCACAGCTTTCAAAGTTTGCACAAGAAGCACAAATGGCTGTATTAAGAGCTAATAATAAATCAAAAGCATATCGTCTACAAGCATTTGGCACAATGCTTAATGCAGGATATAATACAAGTAAAGTTGTCTAAATGGTATTTATTAAAAGCAAAGGAACAACATTTAGAAATAGACCAGTTGGTGTAGTGTCATCAAATACTGGTGCAGTTGATTTGGCTGTTTCACAAGCTAATTTATTTAATTCAGTACAAAAAATTGCATGGGAAGAAGCTAAGAATGATGCAATTAAAAAAGATGTTAATACTGCTAAAACATTAGTTATTGAAGATGAAAATGGAAAACTTAGTTTTGAACGACCAAGATTTACAGCAGTAGGTTCAGAAAAAGCAAATGCTATTCTAAGTCAAAGATATGCTAATGCTATGATAAATAAAACCAATGAATATTTTAATAAACTACATTCTGAAAATAAATTAGATAAAAAAACTTTTGATACAAAAGCACAGAATTATATTTTAGGTTTAGAAAAAACATTTCGTGATAATGGTATGGCTGATTTTATACCTGAGTTCAAAGCAAAAATTGTAAACAAACAAGTTCTTCATTCTAATAAAATATTAAATGATACTATAGAAAGAGAAGAAAGAATTGCTGCTGCTAATAAACTTATAGGCATTGAAAATACTATAGGTACTTTAGAAACTTTACAATATGATATAGAAAATTTTGAGTTTGCAGATATCCCTGATTTAGTTGAAGGTGACACATTACAAAAAAAGAAAGATGACCTAGCTACAGCACAAAAAAATATTAACTTACAGATTTCAGAACTTATAGCAAGTGGAGATATAAAAGCACCAAAGGCTCAAGAGTTAAAAAGAACTATGAAACGTAATCTTGCTTTTGGAGTTATAAATAATGCTATTGATGCTTTAGGAGAAAACTCAGGTGCTATTAAAGGAATAGAACAATTAATACAAAGTAAGAAACCAAGTCAACAATTAGTCAACACATTAATTAATTCTTCAGTTGGCACATTAACTTTGCCACAACTACAAAAAATACATGATTTAAGAGAAACATTATCACTTGATAAAACTGACATGGATTTTATTACGAGACGAATATCTGATCGTTCAGGTGATGCAAATAAACTTACTAATGGATTATTAAAGAATGAGAATACTGCTGCAAAAGGTAGTGCTTATTTAAATGGTACTTCTGGTCTTATCTTAAAAAATACACAAAAAAATAGAGATATGCTTGATGTAGGTTTAGCTAAAAATTTAAATATAGATAAATTTGATTTAGAAACATTTTTTACTTTGCCAACAGATAAATATAATCTTATGTTACAAAATTTATCTAATGCTGCATTTTTGCCTAATACAATACATAACTTATATTCAACAAATAATTTTTTAAATAGACCTCCTTTTGCAAATGCAAGTCCACAACAAAAACAAGTATTGGCACAAAGACATTTAGATACATGGAGAAATATAGCTTATACCCCTGATGGTAAAAGTACGCTAAATGGTTATGATGATGTCTATGGTAAAATGAATATAATAGATCATATAACTAGAGTTAATGGTGGTGATATTCTTAAGGCTTATAACTTAGTAAATACTTTGCCTGCTAATCAAGAGCAAGTTAATAATGCTGTGATTACTACAGTTAATGCTTTTGATGATAATGCTAATGTAGAATCTGTAGAAAAAGGTTTAGATTTTGTATTAGAAAAAGCTGATGTTCCTCGTCATGCTTGGTCTATGATGCGACCTTATACAAAAAAACTATTATTTTATAAACAACTTAAGGGCATTGATGGAGACAATGTTGACTTTACTTTTGATGGTGTAAAAGAAGTTTTGTTTAATACTTATGAAACAATGTTTGTAGAAGATGATAATGTTATAGACTTATTTCATAGAGATATTGATACAAGAACTATTTACTCACCAAAAAGAAAATATGGTGCAAAGTATGATGATTTTATTGCTTATGTAAACAAAGAACTCTTTGATAATGGAGGTAATGATTTTGGTGGTATTGGTGATGATGTATTCTTATTACCTGATTTTAGAAACTCACAGTTTGGAGATCAAAGTTTTACACTTGTAAATAGATTTGCAGAGCCTATTAAAGGTTTAGAAGGCAGTACCATAACAATAAATACTATTGAGTTTGATAAAAAGAATGCTATTGATACCGAAGAACTTAGAAAGCAATCTCTTAATAATGCTTTTAATTCTAGACTAATAAAAATAGCAAACAGTAAAAAAGATGGTGGTTTATATAAACCTAAATTTATGCAGTTTGAATATGGTGATATGTTTTCACCTATTTCTCCACGAGCAGGTGGCTCTGGTTATAATGACTTTAAAGGTGGAGTAGTAGTGCCAAGACAATTTATAGGTGGCTTTACAGAAAGAATGTTAAATCTTCCTATTGATACTGAAGTAGAAAAAACTGAGATATCTGAAGTTGATGGTTATGAAATGGTTAATCCTACTAAGTTATCAAACGATAGTAAAAGAGCAGAAGAAGAATTAAAAGATGCAGGTTTTACTAACTATGTGAATGGATTAGAAACTAATTATCTAGAAAATAAAGTATTAGAAAAAGGTTATGAAAATCCTGCATGGAGAATAATGACTAAACAAACGATAGATAATTTTAGTCTTAAAGATAAAGTTATGAACTTATATGAAGAGTTTATGACTCCTGATGTAGCAGTAGAAATACAAGATAATATGATTGATATATCTAAATATACAGCGAAACATGAAGGTTATCGTACTGGTACATATAGAGATAGAAATACAATAAGTTTAGGTTTTGGTTTTAATGTTAGATATCTTGAAGATGATGATTATGCAGAAATGCCAACTGAACTTGTGCAACCTCTGAAAGATTTACAAACAAAATTATTGTCAGGTAAGTTTGATGGCAAAGAACTTTTAAAAATGGCTAATGATTTTAAGAGAAATAATATTGGTTTACCTAAAGAAATTGGTATTAAAATGTATAATAATAAAATCAAAAAGATTTATGATACTTATAATAATGATTATGAAAATTTTTCAAACTTAGCAACACCAAGACAAGCAGCACTCATAGATTTTTCATATCAGTATGGACATGAAAGATTAAAAAAAGAGTTTCCTTTATATTTTGCAGCAATAGAAAATGCTATAAATGCAGAGGATATTGATTTAAGAAACTATTATTTTAAGTTAGCAGGATTTCATCAAGTTTATAATGAAGGTAAGTTTGGTCCAACAAAGACTCCACTTTATTATCAAACAGCAAGACGAGTAAAAGATAGAGCAGGTAACTTAGGATTTCATATAAGGGATAATGTAGATTTCTTAAATAACGAGTATATGTAATGGAACTAAAATATACTGATAGTATTGTAACTGATTTTAAACCAACTGGTAATCAAGATTTTACACCTTTACATTTCATATACCCTGATAGTGAAGGTAGAGTCGATCCTGACTTTTATGATAGTTTTGCTTCAGGTATTAAATATCAATGGCTTCCTATTACTAATGCAATACAAGAACATAATATGTTTGCAGATGTAGATTATGATGAAGAGTTTGATTTTAAAAAAACTATACAAGATAATAATGATTTTGTGTATGCAGAAGAATTATCAAGAGCAAAAAATATAGATCATTATAACTTTATAAAACAAAATGTTCAGTCAATAGAACAGAACAGAAGAGTCTATGATAGAGCAGGATTAGCTTCGACTATACTAGCAGGTGTAGTTGACCCTTTAAATATAGCTTTCTTTCACCCAGTTTTTAATGTAGGTATTCGTGCTGCTTGGACAGCTAGGTCTGCTTTTGGTGTGGCAAAAGAGTCAGCAAAGGTTGGTGGTATATTTGGTATTGGTAGTGAATTATTAAGAGCCCCCTTTGATCCTTTTAATACTCCTATTGAAACAACAACTAACATAGCAGGTAATACTGTGTTTGCAGGTTTATTAGGTGGTGGTGCAAGAGGTGTTGCTAATCGTTTTACTAAGATTGCAGATAAATACAAAAAGAAAAAAAATCCAAATCCTAAAGTAGAAAATGTAGAAGAACTTGATAAGGCATATGAAAATGGACCAATCAATAGTGGGCTAAAAGAAGAAACTATAGATCGATTTGCTTTTACTAATTACCTTTTACCATCAAGAAGATTACAATTATTTAAATATGGTGGTAGAGAAGCACCACCTGAAGTAAAAAAGTTTCACTTAGATGTCGCATATAATGGTTCTGTTCCTATAAAAGGTCCACCTATACAATCTATTGATATGATGCAAAATATTCATAGTGGCAAAGGTTTACATTTAGAAGCAGACATTCGTAAAATATATATGAATAATTTAATTAAAACTGAAGGTACTGGTAGATTTATGGGTATAGATTATCAAGGACCTTTAGTTAAATATCAAAATGCTATGGGTAAAAAACCTGAAACATTTTATGCAAGTGATGTTGCAGGACAAGGACCTATAAGAGCAGATCAAAAGTTTCCTACTCCTAAAGAGTTTGAAGAAGAAATGATTAATTTAAATATTCTTATGAGTGATCCTAAATGGAAAGCTAATTATTATCCACAATTACCTGAGTTTAAAAAAGAAGCTATAAGAAAAATAGAAGCCTATAATAAATATTTTGATCAACTAGCTCAAGATACTGGTGTCTTTATGAATCAAAGTATTATCAAAGGTAGGCTAAAATCTTTAATTGCTGAACTTGAAAACTATGACAAAAGAATACAACTAGAAAAAGACCCTGTCTTCAGAAACATCTTATCTATTAATAGAAAGAAAATGGCAGACAGAATAGCTTTCTATGAAGAGTACAATCCAACACGAGAAAATTTTCGTATGCCTATTTATTATGATAAAATTAGGATTAGAGAAAATAAAGAAGTGGCAGATGAACTGACAGAAGTATTTGCAAAACATTTTTTAGAAGAAGGTAAATATACAAGATGGACTGGTAGTGGATATAAAACTGATGAAGTTTTATCTATAGATCAAGCTAGAAAGTTCGCTAGTGAAACAGTTGATAACATAAAAGATTTTGGTGATGACCCATATGGTTTTGCCAAGCCATATAGTATCGGTAAATCAAAACATATTATGATGCGAACAACTAATATACCTGAATATAAAGTGCAAAAATTTATGATAAAAGACATGAGTGTCTTTAGTAAGTATGCACAAATGATGGCATTTAGAAGTGAGTATGCAAGAAAGTTTGGTGATGATTCTTTTGATTATATTCTTGATCGATTAGAAGAACAAATGATATCACAAAAGTATACAGACAAACAAATTGCAGAAATTAAGTCTGATTTACTTGCTGATTATATGAGGGTTGCAGGTCAGATGACTCGTGATCCTGAAAGAATGGATACTACTTTTGCTCGTGCCTCTAAAAAATTAACTGGTATGGCATATCTTACAACAGCAGGTATTACTTCATTAACTGAAACTGTTGCAATGCCTATCTTTGAACATGGTTTGGGTAATGTTTTAAGAGCAGTATTTAGAGCAGTTGATGGTAACTTTGATCGTATGAAAGCTAATGCTAAAGACTTACAACATTCTTTAGAAGGTTTAGATTTACAAAGAAACAACATTCAAACTATGTTGTTAAATGATATGTTAAGACCTAATCAGGTTGGTCGTGTAGAAAAAGTTTTAGATCAAGCAGAAAACTTTTACTATAAAGCAAATGGCTTAGCTTTAGTAACACAAACTGGTAAGTTAATTGATGCTGCTATTCGTATTCCAAAGTTTTATAAACAAATAAAAAATTACGATACTTTAGATGAGTTTGATATTATTGAATTGCAAAGATATGGTATTGGCAGAAAAGAAGCCAAAGAGTTATTAGAAGGTGGTGCATGGCAGTTTACTGATACTGAAATGCCATTATTAAATTTAACGCAATGGAAGACAGATACTAAAGCACAACGTAACCTTAAATCAAAAATGATGACCTATCTTAATACTGCTTCTCGTAATACAATTATGCACGCAACAGCTTTTGATAGACCTAGTTTTGCAGATGGTTTTGTTTATAAGAAATATAGACCATACATGAAACGCTTTGGTATTGAGCCTGATCCTCAAGCCTCTGTTGGCAAACAAGCTGATGGCACTTATAGATATCCTATTGCTCGTATTGAATCAGGTGTAATGGCATGGCCTTTTCAGTTTTATAATTTTGCTTTTGCTGCTAACCAAAGAATAACTAGAGCAATGTTTGATCCAAATAAAAAACATAGATTAAGTGGTGTGATTGCCTTATTAGGTATGGCGTATCTAACACTATCTATGAGAAAGCCAAGTTGGTGGTTTGAAGAAAAAGATTATCCTGAATTAATAACTAGATTAGTAGATTATTCAGGTGTAATGGGTATTTATTCTGACCTTGCTTATAGAGGTGTAGAAACTGCAATAGCTTCAGGTATACATGATCCTGATACATCTTGGTTAAAAGGAAGATATAATGCAACTGGTTGGGATATTGCATTTGGTTTTGCAGGTGCTACACCAAGTATGTATCGTGAATGGATACTTGGTGCTAATGACTTATTAAATGATAGAACTGAAGAAGGATTAAAAAGAGTATCTTATAACTTTCCTCTTTTAGGTCTTTTAGGTTTAGATGATGACCTAAGAGCTATGGGTGGTAGTAGATATTAAAAGTGGACAATATATAGCAAATAATGTAAAGGTTAAATATGACTATAGCTTTAAGTGCAAATACACCAAGAATAAGTTACACAGTAAATGAAGGTGCTACACAAACATCTTTTCCAGTTCCTTTTGTATTTTTTACACAAAGCACAGACTTAAATGTATTTGTAGATAATGTGGCGAGGACATTTGATGCTTCAGTTTCTAATACTACTAAATATACTGTTTCTGGTGGTGATGGTTCTACTGGAACAGTTACAACATCTGTAACTGGTGCTACTGGTGGCAGTACAGTAATTATTACTAGATCAATACCATTAGCAAGAACTACAGATTTTCCTAGTGGTGGTGCATTTGAAATATCTAAACTTAATACAGAGTTAGATACATTACTTACAATGATTACAGATGCAGATGATGAAAACTCTCGAGCATTAAGATTACAAGATTCAGATGAAGCAGTAAGTTTGACTTTACCTTTGAAAGATTCAAGAAAGGGTACTGTATTAGGATTTAATGCAACTACTGGCGCTGCTGAAGCAGGACCTACTATCGCTAATGTAAATTCATTATCTGCTATTACAGCTAATATAAATACTGTTGCAGGCATAAGTTCTAATGTGACTACTGTTGCAGGTATATCATCAAATGTTTCTACTGTTGCAGGTATTGCTTCTAATGTTACTACTTTAGCTAATAGTGATGTTGTGGCAGACATGGCTTTACTTGCTGATAGTGCTGTGATTGCTGATATGGCTTTACTGGCTAATGCAGATGTCATTGCAGATATGGCTCTTTTAGCAACAACTGATGTTATTGCAGACATGAATACTTTAGCTACATCTGATATTGTTGCAGATTTAAATACTTTAGCTACATCAGATATAGTTAGTGATCTTAATACTTTAGCAACAAGTGATATTGTGTCTGATATTAATACACTTGCGACAAGTGATATAGTAAGTGACTTAAATACTTTAGCAACAAGTGCTATCGTTGCTGATTTAAATATATTAGCTACCTCAGACAATGTTACAAATATGGCTACATTAGGTGCTAGTGGTGTAGTTTCTAATATTGCGACTGTAGCAGGAGTAGCAAGTAATGTTACAACAGTTGCTAATAATATATCAGGTGTTAATAGTTTTGCAGAAAGATATAGAGTTGCAAGTACAGACCCAAGTTCAAATAATGATGAAGGTGATTTAGTTTATAACACTACAGATAATAATTTAAAGTTTTTTAATGGTTCTAGTTTTGTATCTGTTGGTGGTGCAATATCAAATTTAGTAGAGGATAGTACACCACAATTAGGTGGTAACTTAGATGTTAATGGTAATTCAATCGTATCTGTATCAGGTGGCAATATTGCCATAACACCTGATGGTAGTGGTAAAGTAATTATTGATGGGTTGTCACACCCAACATCAGATGGAAGTGCAGGTCAATTTTTAAAAACTGATGGTGGTGGTAATTTATCTTTTGATACTGTTAGTGGCACAACAATAAATAACAATGCTGATAACAGAGTTATAACTGGTAGTTCATCAGCTAATACTTTAGAAGCTGAAGCTAATCTTACTTTTGATGGTACAAACTTAACAATTCCTTCAGGTAATAGCTTACACTTTGGTTCTGCTAATGCAAAAATACAAGGAACAGAAAGTGATTTTATTAGATTTAGTACAAGTGCAGGTGGCTATAGATTTGCTATGGAGGAAAATGGTAGGCTTGGAATAGGTTTTAATCTTGCACCAAGTGCTAAGCTTCATGTTTCAGGTGCTAATAATAATGTAGATAGTCAAATCTATTTGACAGCAGAAGCACAGCAAACATTTAAACTTGGTGCTAATGGTGCAAATTTATTTTTCACCTCCGATCATTCTGCACCTGTTATGTTTTTTAATAGAGCAGGAACTGGTACTGCTGTAGGTGGCACAACCATGTTTTCTGTTGATAATAATAACATACAAATTAGAACTGATAACCAAGGCACAACACTAAATGGAACAAGAGGTATAAGTAAGTGTTGGCTTACTGGTAATGGTAATTCACAGATAGATGCTCATAATACTCAAGGTTATGTCGATCATGGAACTGGTCAACAAACAGTACAAGTAAATCATAATTATGCTAATGCAAATTATTGTATATCTTTTGGTAGTAAGTTTAGTGGCACTTTTGCTTGGTTAACTTTACAAAATAATCCTTCAGCAGGTGCATTTAGATTTACTATGGGTGATAGAAATGGTGGTGTGCAAGAAGGTAGTCGTATGATGGCTATGACTATGGGACAATCAGCATGATACCAACACCAAACTTTATTGGTGTTCCATTAGTTGAAAGACTAGAATGGGCAAGAGATCATTTAGGTCAGCAGGAAAGTAAATATTGCGTTTTACATGTAGATATTGATGATGATGTTGGTGCAGAAGTAGCTGTTTTACATGCTTGTAATCGTTGGTTACCTTGTGCATTAAATGGTGGTATCTTATTACCAGAGTGGGCAAATATTGAAGCTAGAGATGAAAACACAAGTCCTGAGAGAGCATATTACTTATGGAGATATGTTGAACCTGCTAAACCAATGACAGAAGAAAGGGCAATAGAATATCTTATTACATCTTGTTTAGATAAAAAAATATGGGGTAATTATCAAGAGTCTAACTATCCAAAATTAAGAATTATATATAAAAAAGATTTACCTCAAACAAGAGAGTTTAGAAATTCATGGAGAATAGTTCAATGAGTAAAGATTTTAAAAGTGGTTATGTTGAAACAGTTACTAATCCAGTAAGAACTGCAATCGACAAAGATGGAAATTCTATAAGATTTGATAGAGCAACAGTACCAAGTGAATATCATTTTAGAGATGCTTGGTCTTTGTCAGGCACAACTATTACTGAAGATATAGATAAAGCTAAAGAGCTATTTAAAGAAAAAGTTAGAGAAGCTAGACAACCTTTATTTTTAGAAGAAGATGCTAAGTTTATGGTTGCATTAGAAAATGGTGATACATCTGCACAGAATACAATCAAAGAAACAAAGACTAAATTAAGAGATGCTACTGCAACTGATGCAATAAAAAATGCCACAAATACTACTGAATTAAAAGCAGCATGGGATACTAATTTACTTGGCACAAGTCCGTATAAATAGGAGTAAAATATGTCAGTTATATGGGAAATAAAAGATTTAGTTAGACAAGATATAGGTGACAAGAAAGATGTTATTACCTATGTAAAATGGTCTGCAAGAAAAGAAGATGGTGAATATAATGGTTATACAAGTGGATACACTATGCTTGTATATGACGAGCAAGATATAGGTTCATCATTTATTGAGTTTGAAAAATTAACTGAAGATAATGTAATAGCTTTACTAAAAACTAAATTAGGTAATACAGAAGTTACTGCATATGAAAAGCAGGTAACAGATCAAATAGAAAGAGAAAAAAGTACACCAACAATTAAAAATGGAGTTCCTACATCATGGTAGAAAAAAATAATATTATTAATATAGATGGTAAAGATTATACCAAAGATGACTTTAATCAGTCACAACTTATTATAGTTAATAGACTTTCTAAACTACAAGCTGATGCTCATCAACTTAGAATTGCTTTAGATGAAAATGCTTTTCTACAAGAAGGCTATGTTAATAAATTAAAAGAATCTTTACAAAACACAAAAGAAGATAAGGCTTCTTAGTGTGGGGTATAATATTAGAATATATGCCTAGACCATCAGTAACAGAAGTAAAGTCACAGATAGATACACATGAAGCTGTATGTGCAGAAAGATGGAAAGAAACTATTCTTCGTATTAAACGTATTGAACATATTATGATTGGCACAGCAGGAACAACCATTATCCTTTTAATAGGATTGTTAGTGAGGTAAAGTGGACCCAGCTACTATAGGATTAGCTTTGACAGCAGCTTCTAAGGCTTTTGGGGCAATCAAAAAAGGTTTCGCAATCGGTAAAGATGTAGAATCTATGGGTAAAGATTTAGGTCGTTGGCTTAGTGCTGTGTCTGACGTAGACAATAGTGAAAAGAAAGCTAAGAATCCATCTTTATTACAAAAGCTATTCAAAGGTGATGACATTAAAACATCTGCTATCGAGGCTTTTACTGCTAAAAAAAAACTTGAAGCACAAAGACAAGAACTAAAATCATTTATAAACTTTCACTATGGTGCTAATTCTTGGAATGAGATACTGCACATGGAAGGACAGATACGAAAGCAAAGACAAAAAGAAATCTATGAACGTCAAGAACTTAGAAGAAAGATTGCTGAGTGGATTGGTATTGTTTTACTTTGTTGTACTATTATAGGTTTTGTCGTATTCTTAGCATGGTTATGGAAGGAGAAAAGAGGGTGAAGCCTGCTTTCTTACTTATGTGTTATCTTGCAGGAAATCCTGCAGGCACATTACATTTTCAATCAGTTAAGACTGCTGACTATTTTAAGTCATACCTAGATGGGCAGACAGTTAAGATCGGACAAGAGCAAAAACAGTATGATTGTTTTGTAAAATTAGTTAAAGTAAATGAACAAATGAGGTTATGGTGATACAAGCATTGATTGGTCCTGCCACCAAGTTATTAGGCAAATTCATTGAAGATAAAGATACTAAGAATAAACTGGCACATGACATTGCTACTATGGCTGAGAAACACGCACAAGAACTTGCTAAATCTCAGATAGAAGTTAACAAGATGGAAGCACAATCAAGACATTGGTTTGTTGCAAGTTGGCGTCCTTTTATTGGTTGGGTGTGTGGTATCGCTTTGGCATGGCACTTTGTTTTAGCACCTTTTGTTATATTTTTTACTGCTATGTTTGGTGTCACTATGCCACCATTGCCTGAGTTTGACATGGGATCATTGATGACTGTGCTGATGGGCATGCTCGGATTGGGTGGACTCCGTACATTTGAAAAATATAAAAAGGTTACAAAATGAATACAGATACTTTTAATGAAATGACAGAAGAAATAAAAGCTGATGAAGGAGTGGTACATGAAGTCTACCTCGATCATCTTGGCTTACCAACTGTAGGTGTTGGTCATCTTATCCGTGAGCATGATCCTGAACATGGACTAGATGTTGGCACAAAAGTAGATGATGAAAGGGTAACTGAATTATTTGAATCAGATTTATATACTTGTGTAGCAGAAACAAAACTACTTTATCCACAGTTCGAAGAGTTACCTGCTGAAGCACAAAAAATTCTATGCAATATGATGTTTAATATGGGCAGACCTCGACTATCTCGCTTTCACAAGATGAAAAGAGCTATAGATTCTAGTGATTGGACAGAGGCTGCTAACCAAATGTTAGACTCTAGATGGGCAAAACAAGTGCCAAATAGAGCAAATCGTCTTATTGAACGTATGAGAAACATACAGACTTAGTAGATATTCTAGGGTATAATCATACTAGAGGAGGTATTTACCCCCTCTGTATGACTCTTATATCAAGACTTTTTTTACTCATCTTCTCTATGGTAGTGGCAAATCATCAAGATACAGTAATATTTGCAATTACTATACCAATTACGACTATTGCCCATAAACTTTTAGTCTTATTCTTCTATCAGGACTAGTTTTATAATTATATAACTTTTCAATATTAATAATAAAATCATTACGACTACCTTGATTGCGTAATAAACTAGAAAAGTTTTTTAATTTATTATCAAACATACTCCATACAAAAGAAGGATCACTTAATGCAGATATCATTGCATGAATAAAAGATTTCTTTCTAAAATGCTCAAAGTATTCTCCACAACGTAAAATACAAGTAGCCATTCTTTTGCCTTTTTCTAAATCGTGAATAACAAAAGTGCCTTCTTTAAAACATTGAGTATCATGAGTATTTACATATCCTTTACCATTTAACATAGCTATAGAATCTGTTACACTAAAACCATAGGTTCGAACAAACCATTCAAGACTTAAGTATTCTTTATTCTGTAGCTTACAATGACTCATAAGATATTCTTGCATAGTCCATTTTCTAGAGACTGAATTTAATTTACGAATGTCTTGCAACTCAAGACCTTCTTTAATTATATAATGTACTGGCTTACCTAATACTTTATATGCTTCAAGTCTATGCTGTCCGTCACATACTTCCATCTTTTCATTTACAATGATAGGAATTTCTAAGTCACGATTATCCATTTCATTAGATAAATCTTTGACGTGCTTATTAACTATATCTCGATTACCTACAAGATAAGTAAATTGATCATAGTCACTAGTTACATGTATTTTATTTTTATTAATACTATTCATTAAGACCTCCATTCATTAATTTTTATAGTACATTACTAGTTGGCTTCTACCCATGCTACCTTTTCTTGTAGTGCCATCACGATAGATCAAGCCTTTATTTTCAAGTTGCTTATATCTTGGTGTGATACTACTTTCTCTTGGCATCATAGCTGTGTACTTCTTCCACAGTTGTGTGTCTTCTAAGTAATTAAATACTTGATCGTGTGTCGCACCATTAGCACCATGCTCTTTTACTACAGTTAAAACTAATGACTCTAGTCTATTAGTGTCAACTTTTTCAGCAGCTTCCCATGACGTTTTAGGGTCATGGGTTCTTGCTAATCCACTAGAAGGGTATTTCGTCTGGGTCATTTATATCTCCTAATACTGATTCATTTTCTATTATAGTTTGATCTTTTGCAGGTTCTTCTACTCTTGGTGTACTGTCACCTATCCGTGCAGATAGAAACTTAGTATTACCATCTTTGGATATAGTTTTCCAACAAGCAATCCTACGCTTTTCTTGGCTTGGCATAGTGACTGGTCCACTAAAGTCAGGTGCTTTTTCATTCAATGACTTGTCATTCTCATACATAGTACCGACTTTGACATAGACATCTCGTGCTGTACCACCATCAGGTAGTGAGGCTTTGACAACTGCAATACGATATTCTGTACCTTGACTGTCTAGTTTCCCTTGCACAAGCAGACTTTCATCTGCTCGTGGTTTGAAGAAACTACCTCTATCTGTATTATCATAATCCATCATCTTCTCCTTTCATCTTTGGTTTGCTGACTTGGATTGTAGGCTTACTTGCTTCATTACCATCATCATCTTCTGATGGCAGACCATATACTGATTGCAATGTATATCGCTTTGCATATGTGATAGCAGAGCCAATCTTTTGAGGGTTCTCATAGTTTGCACTAGATAATATTATTGGTAGCTTTGACACATAAGTAGATTCATCATCAACGTGACGAACTGTAGTAACAACAACTACCTCTGATTTGGTTTCCATGTGACTGACATAAACGTAGTCAATCTCTTGGGTAAAGAATAAACCAAACTGATTACCTTGATTCACAGCAGTAATAACAGACTCCAATGTAGAGTAGTTACTTCTGAAGTGAGGATTCTTGCCATCTTTTTTTGCAGTAACAGCAAGTTTTTGGAACTCAAGCATAGCACTTCGTAAGTTGTAAACTTTACTTTTAGTACCATTCTTGGTATTAGTTTTAGTATCTGTCATGTAAGACCTCCATTTTACAGATAGTTATAAAGGGGTAAGTGGGTCGCTTATCCCTTTTTTGTTATGCGTATAGACCCACGCTTATCTCTTTTTGCACTTATAGTTATTGGTCCATTTGTTGTATAGACCTCTGACTCATTATCTTTCATCTCTGCTTTAATATCTTTTTTAGCTTGTTCAAATAGTTTAGCAGCGTCTTCATTATGTAGATATTGATTAACTGCTACAGTAAAGCTATTACTAGATGAAGCGTCACGTTTGACTTTGCCATTGATTGCCACGTTATCTTTAATGCTTTGTTTAGTTTTTATTAGCATATCCTCTGGTCTTTCATTGTGTGTAACATACTCCCAAAATGCCTTGATCTTATCGAGCATATCATTTTGATAGTCCTTGTTCTCACTCACAATCACACATTCATGTTTGTTACCAAAGATAACAGAGAACACCATTTTAGGCAGACCTGATATATACATATAGAACTGCATTTGTGGCATATAGTAATCCAACATATAGTCCATATCATTACGACTATGTGTATGTTTACATTCTACACCAATCTTTCTATCAGGTGATATTTCTACACCATCTAATGTACCTTGTAGTTTTATACTGCCATACATTTTTGTGTATTCTTGCTGTGGCACAAAGTCATACTCATAGTATTCTTGTAACCATATTAAGTTAAAAGTTTCTGTGAAAGAACCTAATCTAACATTGAACTCATGTCGCAAATCTTTACGACCAAGCAATCCCATTTTAATTTTCCATAGTTCTTCCCACTTGCCTTGCATCAAAGATACCATATCGCTACCTCTGATAAAGTCTTCACGCATAGGTGCGTGACGTAGTTCTGTTGTCATAAGACCTCCAATCTTGCTATCAGCATACTACATTTATTGTTATAAATCAAGCACTTAATGTGTAGAGATTAGTAGAAAGGATAACTAAGTTCACCATTCTCAATAACAAAACTTAGCCATGGAACTAATCTCTACTTGCTATGCGAACCTAAGCTTTCGCATAACCTCTGTAATCAGCGGTCATACCTTTAGGTTGAATTTTTTCATCTCGATCAGAATAAAACTGAACTGATTTGAAATAATTCATATAAGGTTTAGGTATGTACCTTTGATAATCTTTTTCTTTTAATGCTTCAGGTGCATCTTCAAATCTTTCTTCACTCATTTGCTACTCTCCTTTATTGCTTTAGCTAAATCAAAAACATAATTATCTATAGTGTTACAATCTATTTTATGTTTTTCTAATTCAGTTTGAAATTCATCTACAGTCATTCTTGATACTATGCCTAATGCAGTTTGCAATCTCCATTCTTCATCTCTTTCCATTTTATTCTCCTAATAAGGTAATTGTTTTGTTGGTGTAAAAATAATCTTGCCATCTTTATCTTTAGTTAGCCAACCATTTCCAATCCATATATCTTTGAAAGTGTCGTTACCTTTCATCTTTTGCAAAATAATTTGTCTATCTATAGCTACTTGTGTTGCTTCAGATATTTGCGATCGATCTACAATTTTCATTTTATTCTCCTATTGCTGAAATTAGTTTGCTTGAT